AGCTCCAGCTACTGTGTTAATATTAGAATTGTTTCCAGCTACTGTATTAATGTTAGATATGTTTGAACTAACTGTTGTAACTTCTGTAGCTTTTGGAACTAATCTATGAAAATTGTATGTGTTTAATGTTGTAGTAGTTTCTACAATCATTCCAAATCCTGAAGCATAAGTCGTACTATTTTCAGCTCCATTAATAGTAACTGTAGAATTTCCTACTGTTCCATTAGATATTGAAATAACTCCACTACCACTTGATGTGTAGTTTGTTGATAATGCTTTAATACTAACAAGAGTACCAGCTCCATTATTAACATCTGGATTTGCGTTAGGAAATGCTAATTCATTTGCTATTGGAACAAATCCTCCAACATCATCTACTAAATCTATAATTCTATTATCAATTGCTCCTGTTGTTGCAATTTTTGTATCTCCAGCTGACCAAGTATCTCCTGAAGATATTGTTTCTGATGTATCTTGTCTAAAGTATCTAGCATCAGATGCTTGTGTAGTAAATAACGTAACATCATCTACTGAATGTGATCCTTGTTCTGAATTTGTAACTAATACTGCGTCTGCTATTTTAGCAGCAGTAACTGCATCATCTGCAATTTTTGCTGTTGTAACATTAGCATTAGCTATCTTATCTGTAGTTACATTAGCATCTAAAATTTTTGAAGTAATAACTGCATCAGCAGCTATCTTTGTAGCAGATACAGAACCATCAGGTAATGTAACTGTTTTACCAGATATATCTAATGTTCCTGCAAGTTTATCAGCTGTTACATTTGCGTTAGTAATTTTAGCTGTAGTAACTGCATTGTCAGCAAGATTACCAGTATCAACTACTTTTGCAGGGAGCGAAGTATTTGATTTGGATAATGCACCAACATAAATTGTTAATGTCTCACTTGATAAAGAACCTGAATCCCAAGTTACGTTTACAGTTGTGTTTGAAGAAAAAGATGAACTAGCAATAGTTCCATATATAGTTCCTGTTGAACTACCAACTGCTTTAATTCTTCTATCTGCGTGATAGACTCCTGTTACATTTGAACCATTGATTGTAAAAGATGTTGCACTAGCATAAGCTGCTGTGAAAGATCCATCACCATCTCCATATATAACCCATTGTGAGTCATTGTACCATTCTCTAATATCAGCAGTTACAGCTCTAAAGGCATTGTTAATATTTGAAGGCAACATACCTTCAGCAATAGAAACACCTCCTACCGAAGTATTATTACCAGCTGTACTACTATAATCTTTTATCCCTGCCATTTTTGTTTAATCCCCCATAAACCAGGCGAATGCTTTGTCATTCTCTGTATTATTTTTATTAATTAATTCGTTCACACTTTGTTCTAATTGTCTTTGAAAATATTCTTGTGATTCCATAGAATATCTTACGTTATCTATATTAATTTCATCACTCATCTTGTACCTGCTCTTACTGCAACCATATCTACTCCTTGTGCATGAGTAAATGTTGTACCAGCTGCTACTTTAACATTAGCTCTAATATATCTTCCAGACTTTCGTACTGGATTCATACCACTTGCATTTTGTGATACTGAACTAGATTCAGTTTCATCATCTGCAATTCTTTCTCTGCTTTTAATTGTGATTGTAGATACAGCATCCACAATAGGTCTAACTCCTGTTATATTTGCTCTTTGTCCTGGAAATGGTTCCAGTTCACTTGTTTCTACCTCACAAATATTAGAATTTCCACTAAAAATCGCAGCTTTATAATCTTCATTAATAGCTCCTAAGAACATTTGTCCACCATTCCAATAGTCAGTATCTAATGCAGCATTAATATTCTCAAGGTTTTGAGATATAATATCCATTAATTCTACTGTAAAAGCTCCAACAAATTGTGGAAACAATACGCTAGTTTGAGCTTCTGCTAATGACCATTTTTTAGTAGCATAATTATAGATTATAATTTTATCACAAAGTCCACCAGATGCAGCACTATCCTTACTTGGATATGCCCACATAGCTAACTGATTAAATGGATCAGTAGCTGCTTTAATTCTATCTGTATATGCTTTGTTTAAATCTAAATCAAAAAATCTATTTACCTTTTCAACTCCAATAGGCATAACTTGATCACCATTAATTTGGTAAAAACCATCATCAGAATAAAAGAATACTTGTCTATTATCTTGACATACAGTTTGTCCATACATTGCACCTCTATTAGGTGAAATTACTGATAATCTAAATACTGTAGCTCCACCAACATAGTCCATACGAACTATTTGGTTTTGTCTAAATACATATCCTATCTCTCCAGATGTAACGTGTACTATTTTTCCACCTGATCCTGGAAGATCTTGGTAATCAGCTTGTTTACCTGTCCAGGCTGTAATATCATTAATACCTGACCATTGTATTCTGTTTGTTGCATTACTTATATTTCCTACAACTAAGAAATCTCGAACAACTCCTGAAACTCTAAACAAAGGTGTAGTACCTGCTGTTTGAATTGCATTAAGATTTGCAAAGTTAGTAGATGTTCCCATTAAATAATACTGAGGTTGATCTACTCCATTACTTGCAATTACATAATTACCAAACTGTGTAAATGTCCAAAAATCTGTTTCACCACCTGTTAAACTAGATTTACGAGATGTAAATGTTCCAGATGCTAATTGATGTATATCTGTTTTAGTTGCTACAAAGTTATAAATATTATTACTATTATCTCTAAAAGATCCTGCTCCTTTAGCATTCTTACCAATGTTATTAGTACTATATGCTACAAGAGATGGAAACCTCTTATAAGTATTAGCTGCATGATATACGTTAGTAGCTACGTTAGCTCCCTGCTTTAAATGTTCAGGTTGATCTGGTAGCCATTCTCCAAAAGGTACTTGCATTATCTTTGCCTATAAAATGATAGATCTGTTTGAACATCAGTTCTTTGATGTACAGGTGCAGATCCATATGAATCTTGTTTATCGTTATTCTCACATCTTTCCATAGATGTTGCATACATTTGTAACCAATTCTGTACTTGTTGTGGATCTATTCCACCTAAAAAGTTAGCAGCGTGAAAAAGGGATCCATACAAATATATTCCAGGATGATTTGCGAGCACCCAATTGGACGTGTTAGAGTCGCTAAGAGCGTTAAAAGATTTATAGTATGATAGCTTCCCACTATAAGTAGTATCAGGAGTAGGACCAAATCTAAAAGTTTCTGATTCATTATCGCTCTCTATTGTATATGATCTAGGTTTACCAGTTCTTGAACCACCTCTTACTTCGTTCATGTTTGCTGGTGTAATATATTCTAAAGGATATTTTACTGAGCTAGATAATATGTAAAAAGATCTAACTGCAATAAACCCTGTAGGTACAGATACTTTTTCTGCGTTAATGGTAACATCATCAAATTGTTCCATTTGTCTAATTCTAAGTTTAGCATTAAAATCTGATTCACATAACTTTATAAAATCATTAGCTATCTCATCAGTTAAATCTGTTCTGTTTAACCAATTAGCTATAGATGTTTTTAATGCTGAATATGTATTTAATGCCATTATAAACTTCCCTCTGCTGTTCTAAAATATCTAAACTCACTTGAGTTAAGTTTAGTTCTCATAATTTTTCTTTGAATTTCTTTAGGCAAAGAAAACCAATTTCTACTTCCATTGTATTCATTTGCCCATATTTGTAAGACCAAAGGTGGAACACTTGCTACTCGTTTCATTTCCTTTGCAGAAGAAACCCATCCTTTATCATGATTATATAATTCTTTATTTCTTTTTAATAAAGGATTTACATCTTGTTGATTATTAATAGTAAGTTTACCATCTGATTCTTGGATATACTTAGTCTTTATTCCAGCATCATATTCAACTGATCTTACTTTACCCATATTATTCTGATAGTTCTGTAACGTATAAATTTACTGATCCAATTACAGCTACTTTTTCGCCAGGCGAAACTTTAAAACATTCAGAAGATTTAGCTTCTAAAAATATTTTAGCATTAGTTGCTGTAGGATTTACTCCAAATTCAATATGACAATCAGCATCTGGTATTACTCTAATATATTCAATATTAGCACTAAAAGCAGATGATTGTGCAGATGAACCTGATGAATTAACCTTTTGTGTAGTTAGAGGTCTCATAGCGTAGTTGCTCCCATACATAGTTTTGTTTCCTTTTTGTTTAGGATTTGTTCCCAGAACGTTCCAGGAACATCACCTATATTAATTATCTTCTTATAACAAATGTTACGCCAAGTTTTTTAGTTCCAGTAGAACCACCATCTGTAATCATTTCGATAGATCCACCTTCTTCAACTTGGTTAGCTGCTGTTGGTTCTGATGAATCAATTGTACCAGCTGCTGAACCTGAATGTGCAACAGTTATTGCACCACCAGTAATCGCAGTTCCACCAATTTCAAAAGTGACTGCTGCATTTCCACCAGATATAGCACCTTGTAAAGCAGTAATAATTTTAATTACTTTTCCACCATCAGGTACT